AGTCTTTGCACAAAGTAGCAGTTCAGACCTTTTTAGGTGTTAGGCTTATAGGACAAATCAACTACGAGATTTGGAGAGTGTGATGCCTAACCCCCCTAAACCTATTGAGCAGAAACGTCTTATCGGTAACCCTGGTAGGCGGCCTTTGCCGAAGGATGCTGTTGAGTTGCCACAGCTTGACATGAGACCTGCCCCTCTACGCCCGTTGGGTGTGAGTGGTTCTTTGTTTTGGGATGAAGCTTGGAATAAGGGTCAGTTGTGGTTAGGGCGTACTGATGCTTGGCTTGTGCAGTTGACTGCTGAGATGTTGGATGAGCGTGATGAGTTGCGTGTGATCCTTGCTGAGCGTGTGGCAAATGGTGATACTGATTCGTGGCGTGACCGTAGGCAGTTGCGTGACCTTGAGCGTTCGTTGATTTCTAATTTGTCTTTGATGGCTTGGACTCCTGTTGATCGTTCTCGCTATGGTTTGGCTGAGGTGAAGGCTAAATCTAAGTTGGCGGAGTTTATGGATAAGCATGGCTAGTTGGCCACCTGCTTGGCTAACCCCTGTTACTGACGAGCAGATTGCTAAGGGCAAGGGTGAAGCGGTCATTGCGTTTGCTGAAACTTTTGGCATTATCACTAAGGACTCTGTTGCTGGTAAGGCTGGCGTACCTTTGCAGTTGCGTGACTGGCAGAAAGATTTGTTTAGGAATGTTTTTGCCCATGACGATAAGGGTTTGAAGCACCGCATCAATTTGATTGGTATGCCAAGAAAGCAAGGCAAGTCAGCCCTTGCCAGTACGTTGGGTATCTATGGTTTGTTGGCTCAGGGTATTAATGGTGCTGAGGTTTACAGTTGTGCAGCTGACCGAGACCAAGCCCGTATCGTGTTTGCTGATGCGAAGAAGATGATTGAAGCTCACCCTGACTTGATGGACATGGTGAAGTTGTATAGGGATGCTATTGAAGTTCCGTCTACTGGGTCTGTGTATCGTGTGCTGTCATCTGAAGCGTTCACTAAAGAGGGCCTATCTCCAACATTAATTGTGCTTGATGAGCTTCATGCCCAGCCCAACAGGGAGCTGTTTGATGTTATGTCTTTGGCTCAGGGTGCTAGAGGAAACATGGCTTCTATGATTGCGATTACTACTGCTGGGGTAAAGTCTGACAATACGGGTCAGGACAGCATTGCCTACTCTTTGTATCAGTATGGGCAGAAGGTTGCTCGTGGCGAGATTGTTGACCCAACATTTTTTATGGCTTGGTGGGAAGCACCTATGGAAGCAGATCACAGGCTGGAAGAAACTTGGCGTATCGCTAATCCTGGCATTGATGACATTTGTGCTTTGTCTGATTACGAGTCTGCTGTGTTGCGTACCCCTGAGTCTGAGTTCCGCACCAAGCGTTGTAACCAATGGGTGTCTAGTGCCATCTCTTGGCTTCCTACTGGTGTGTGGGATGCTATCGCTGAGCCTGAAGAGCTAGATCCTGATGGCGAGTATGTGTTGGGCTTTGACGGCTCGTTCTCTGGGGATACGACTGTCATTGTTGGTTGTCGCAAGGCAAGACATGAAGAAGATAAACCTTATGTGTTCTTGGTGAAGGCGTGGGAGAAGCCTGTTGATTCTGACGATACTTGGCGTGTAGACATTCTGGATGCTGAGAACGCTATCCGTGAGTTCTGTGCAAAGTATAAGGTTCGTGAGGTTGCTTGTGACCCTTACCGTTGGCAAAGATCTATGGAAGCGTTGGCTGATGAGGGTATCCCGATTGTTGAGTGGCCGTCTACTTCAGCAAAACGTATGATTCCTGCCTGTGCTGCTTTCTTTGATGCTGTCGTTGAGAAGCGTATAACCCATGACGGTAATCCTTTGCTTGCACGTCATTTGAGTAACGCTGTAGTAAAGACAGATAGTTTGGGTGTTCGTATTGTTAAAGAGAATCGTTCCAGCAATCGTAGGATAGATGCAGCTGTCGCTGCTATCTTGGCGTATGACCGAGCAGGGGCTAAAATAGAGAAAAGGATAGTGCCAAAGTTTTTTGGATAGGTTTATTATGATTTCTTCAATAGTTCAAGCGGTAGGCATTATTGTCGTGTCGCTGGGTATCGGTTGGATTTACCCACCAGCAGGTGTCATTGCTTTAGGCGTAGGCACACTTCTTTTCGGCTTAGCTCTTGGAACGGATAAATAATGCTCAACAGGCTTATGCAGACACGCTCGGTCTCTTACCAGAGCATCTTCTCTCAGGGCGGAGACTTCGCTACTGAAACTCAGTCAGGTGCAACTATCAACGGCAACACAGCCTACGAGATCGTTGCTTTCTTCGCAGCTGTCAGCCTTATCAGCGACACCATCTCTACTCTGCCTGTAGATGCTTTCAAACGTATTGATGGTGAGCGTTCACCTTACAGACCTAAGCCACTATGGATTGAACAGCCAGACGTAGACACCACTCGTCAAGCACACTATGGGGCTGTCGTTTCTTCTCTGCTTGTGTACGGTAACTCTTACACCAGAGTTTTCCGTGACAAGCGTGGAGATGTAGTGAACCTTGTTGCTTTAGATCCAACCAAGATGGAAATTAGACGTTCTGCTATCGGCAAGAAGATCTTTGTTTATGCTGACGAACCTAAGCCACTTACTCAAGATGAAGTTATCCACATCATAGACCTAGCAGTACCAGGCTCACTTACAGGCTTAAGTCGGGTAGATAAATTAAAGGATGCTCTCGGTGTTGCTACGGCTTTGCAGTCTTATGCGGCTCGCTTTTTCTCTAACGGTGCAAGCACAAACGGCATCATTGAGTACCCTGGTGAACTTACTGCCGAGGAAGCTAGAGATTTGCGTGATGGTTTTGACTCTCGCCACAGAGGTTTGCGTAAAGCACACAAGACAGGTGTCCTTTCTGGCGGTGCTAAGTATGTGAACACTAGCGTTTCTAACGATCAGGCACAGTTCTTGGATTCTCGTAGGTTTGCGGTTGAAGAAGTTGCTCGTGCGTTCAACATTCCGCTACACATGTTGGGTATTCCTGACACAGCGAGCTACGCTTCTGTAGAACAAAACAACTTGCAGTTCATTTCGCACACTCTAAGACCTATTTTGGAGAAACTTGAGTGGGCTTACAGCCGTATCTTGCCTAACGGTGCTTTTATCAAGTTTAATTTCTCTGCTTTGCTTCGTGGAGACCTTCAGAGTCGCTACCAAGCGTACTCAATCGCTACTCAGGCTGGTTTCAAGTCAATTAATGAGATTAAGAAGCTTGAAGATGAGCCTTTAGTTGAGGGTGGAGATGCGTTTAGAGTGCCTTTGGCTAACATCAGCATTGGTGCGGCTGACTTGTCTGAGACACAGATCAGAGTAAAGATGGCTGAGACTCTAGTTAACGCTGGCTATGACCCTGAAGCGGTGTTGATGGAACTTGGTTTACCTGAGATTCCTTTTGTTGGCACAGCAGCTCCTGAGCCTGTGATGCCTGAAGATGAATCTCCTAATGAGGTTGAAGATACTCAAGATGACATGGCTGAGGACATGACAGAAGAAGAACAGGATAGTTAATGATAAATCCAGGCACATACAACATTACTTGCCCACAAGGGGCAACCTTTGATAAGACATTCACTATCAGCATTAGTGGGACACCTAAAAATTTGACTGGCTATACAGCAGCTATGCAAGTTCGTGAAACCTATGATTCAACTTCAACTATTTTGTCTTTGACTTCTGGCACAGGCATTACTTTAGGTGGAACTGCTGGAACTATCGCTCTTCTGGTCTCTTCTACTGCTACAGCATCTCTTACTGAAGGCTTTTATCAGTATGACCTTGAGATTACTTCGGGTGGTGGAGTTACAGACCGCTTGCTACAAGGCAAGTTTGTGGTCACACCACAGGTGACAAGATGACAGATGTTTCAGTAACAGTCATTGAAAGTAACCCATCTATTACTGTTTCAGATGGTGATGTGACTATTGATGTGATTGAATCTTCTGTTTTAGTAAATACAGACAATAGCATTTTGCAAGCAGTAAGTTTTGATGCTGTAGCAGCTAACATTCTTCCAGCACAAACTGGAACATATAGTTTAGGTTCTTCTTCCAGGCGTTGGTCAGATGCTCATTTATCAAATGTTGTTTTTAATGATTCAACTACTCAAACAACAGCAATGCAGTCTGGTGCTTCAACAAGTTACACACCTTTATTTCAAGATGGTGGAACTTATAGTGCAACTCAAAATGGTGCTTCAGGATCATACATAAAAAATGGAAAACTATGTTATTTCAATGTTTTTTTAAATTTTACTTATGTAACTAATTTTGGAACAACACAATACAGTATTACTTTACCTTTTACATCATCACAAGAAGTTGTTTTTCGTAATGGAACTTACCATGATGCTTCAGCAAATAATACCTATCATTTGACTGGTCATGTTAACGCTAATTCAGATGTTATGACTTTGTTTTATACCACTTCTGGGCAAGACCAAATTTTTGACCATAATTCACCTGTAACTATGGCTACTGCTGATTCACTACATTTATCTGGAATGTTTGAGACAACATAATGGCTATCTCTTATCCTTCTAATCCTGTTTCGGGCGATACTTTTACTGATGAGGGTATTACTTACACTTGGTCTGGTGTTTCTTGGGTTTATTCTGTAACTAATACTCCTAGTGGCAATCAAGGCCCACAGGGTGAAACTGGTGCTACTGGCCCTGAAGGCCCTCAAGGCCCTCAAGGTGATACAGGTGTTGTTACAGCTACTGCTCCAATCACTTATGATTCAGGCACACAAACTGTAGCCATAGATCAAGCAGGTATAACTTTAGCTCAGGCTCAGGTTACAGGATTAAGCACGTCATTAACTGGTAAAGCAAACATTTCAGGCGGTAATGCTTTTACAGGATCTCAAACTATTACAGGAACGGGTGCTGCAAATAAGCCACTTATAGTCAAGGGTGCTACTTCTCAAACAGCTAATTTGCAGGACTGGCAAAACTCAGCTGCCACAACACTAGCAAAAGTTGATTCGTTTGGTAGAGCAACTTTTCCAGGTATAACTTCAACAACGTATCAAGATACTGCTTTAACAATTAATAACGTGGATGCAAGAGGAATTGTTATCAACAGCGAAATTGATGGCGAATACTATTCAAGTTATGACATTATTCAAGCCAATGTTTACGGTACAAGAACGTTTGCTATTGACTCAGCTGGTAACGCTTTCTTTGGTGGCGGTCAGGGAGTTCAAACTAATGCAGTAGCCAGCCCTACAACATATCTAAGTTTGACTTCAAGTAGCAATTCTGGAATAAACATTGATAATGCTGCAACTGTTGGTTTAAATAATGGTGGGAATGTTTCTTTCTTTCCCTATACTTCAACAAATTATCAAAGCGGAAACCGAATCCTATTTATAGGTAATAGGCTTACAGAACCTACAGGTAGCCCAGTTAGCGGTGGTTTCATGTATGTTGATGCTGGTGCTTTAAAGTATCGTGGCACATCTGGTTCTGCTGCAACTATTGTTAATGCTAATGGAACTCAGACTGCACCTTCAGCCGCCATTAGAGTTGCCGCTAACCGTACAACGACTGCTGGTGGTTCTGCTCTAGCAGCTAACGCACAAGAAACGGCAGTAACAGTCACTTATCCATCTAGCAGATTTACTACTACTCCATCTGTGGTGGCTGCTACAAGCTCAGTTAGATATGTGGCTGCGATTACCTCATCTTCTTCAACAGGTTTTACTATGATTGTCAGAAACGTATCTGACGGAACAGGAACGACCTACACATGGAACTATCAGGCTATAGAAATTGTCGCTGGAATGGGTAACTAATGATAATTATTTTGACTTGTGAAACTGAAGGATGCCTTAATGCAAACATAGGTATTCCGTTTGAAGATCCAGCAGAGAGATGTATTTGTGGTGTCTGTATGAATGAGATAACCAATAAGGTGGAGCAATAATGCCAACATACAAGCCAACACAGGGAATGAAAACTAATGCTGCTAGGGCTTTACGCTGGAAGAAGGAAGGCAAGGCTACTGGTGCTGGTACTCCTGTTGGTTGGGGCAGGGCTACAGACATTGTTGCTGGCAGAGAGATGTCTTTGAGCGTGGTCAAGCGAATGTACTCGTTTTTCTCTAGACATGAAGTAGATAAAAAAGGCAAGGATTTCTACAACACAGACAACCCTAGTAATGGCAGAATAATGTGGGATGCGTGGGGCGGAGATGCTGGCTTTACTTGGTCTAGTGGTATTGTAGATAGAGAATCAGATGAACAAAGGAATTTGATGAGTGATGTAGTTTTACGGGCTAATAGTAGAGCCGAAAAGATTATGGCAAGTTTGCGTAGAATCAACGGATTGAAGCCTGAGCCTGAAACTCGTGTTTCTAATGCGGAGTTTGAGATCCGTGCTGTTGGAGACAAGCTAACTTTCTCTGGTTATGCAGCTGTGTTCAATAGCGACAGCGAGCCACTACCTTTTACTGAGCGTATCGCTCCAGGTGCTTTTAAGCGTTCTCTTCAGTCTCGCAATGATGTGAAGTTGCTTTGGAATCACGATTCAGGTGAACCGTTAGCTTCTACTCGTTCTGGCACTATGCGTTTGTTTGAGGACTCTAAGGGTTTGCGTGTTGAAGCCGAACTAGCACCTACCACAAGGGGCAGAGATTTGAGTATACTTATGGAGCGAGGAGACATTGATAAGATGTCTTTTGGTTTCAATGTCCAGTCCGATTCTTGGTCTCCTGACGGTAGCGTTAGAACTTTAGAATCCGTAAGATTGCTAGAGGTAAGTATCGTGACGTTCCCAGCTTATACTTCAAGTGTTGCCCAAGTACGTTCCCTAGATCAAATTGATGTAGAGAAACTATCTGATGCTCTTCTAGCGTTAGAGACAAACGATTCTCTCACTCCAGATCAAGCAGGTTTGCTAGAAAACGTTATCAAGCAGATGACTAAGGGTGAGAAGGCTGAAGAGCCTATAGTTGAAGAAGCAGAACAGGTTGAGGAAGTTGAACTTTCACCTGAAGTAAATCTGCTAGTATTGAAACAGTTGAAACACGAACTTGAAGGAAAGATGCTCTAATGGCCACTAAAGAACAGATTATTGCAGCTATACTAGAAACCGCTGGCAACCCTGCTGTCGGTGAGATCAAAGATTTAGCAGAAGCGTTTGCTGATGCGGTTGTTGCTATTGACACTCCAGCCAAAGAGGTTAGAGTTGTTGAGGTAAAAGAGACTCGCTAGTTATTCCCTTTTCTAGCGACCCCCCGCCAGGTTAATCCCTTTTCTTGGTGGGGTTTTCTTTTAAGCGTTATTTTCTACTACTAAACTTAAGTTAGTAGTTGAGTGTCAGCACCGCTACGTCTGTTGAGTGTCAGCACCGCAGGTATCCCTTATCAATTTATCTATAGGAGACTTCCATGTCTGATTTTATTAAAATCCAGCAAGAAGCCCGTAAGTCAGCATACGAGCAAGCTAAGGCTTTGCTTGACAATGCAGCATCTGAAAAGCGTGATCTTTCAGGTGAGGAAACTCAGACTTACGAGCGTATTATGGCTGACATTGACGAAAGAGCAAAGCTCATTGACTCAATCAAAGCAACCGCAGAGCGTGAAGAAAGAGCTGCTGAAGCGGCTTCTGCTTTCACTCCATCAAACGACACTCGTTCAACTGATGCAGATATCCTTCGTTCAATCGCTTTGGGCGAGCGTAGAGGACACGAATTCAACAAGGCCGAGAAGCGTACCCTAGTTGGTTCAAGCAACACAGTTCCACAGTCTTTCTATGACCAGGTATTCCAGGTTGCAAGACTTGTTGGCCCTATGTTGACAACCTCACAGATCTTCAACACAACATCTGGTGAGAACCTAACTATTCCAACCCTAACTGCTCGCTCAACTGCTGCTATCGCTACTGCGACTGCTGCTATTGGTGCAAGCGACCCAACATTCAGCTCAATCACTCTTGGTGCATACAAGTATTCATTCCTTGTAGGCGTTGCTAACGAACTGATTGCTGATGCTGGTTTTGACCTAACTTCTCTAATTGCAGAGCAAGCAGGTAACGAAATCGGTTACAGAGTGAACAACGCTCTAACTGTAGGTACTGGAACTGTTGAGCCAACTGGTTTGGCTAACGTTGCAGGATCAGCGGTTTTGGGTGGAACTGGTGTGTCAGGTGCTTTCACTTACGACAACCTAGTTGACCTTGTTTACAGCCTAGATGGTTCTGCTCGTCAGCTTCCAGGTGTTGGATTCCAGATGTCAGCAACTGCTTTGGCTAACGTTCGTAAGCTAAAGGATGGTGCAGGTAACTACATCTTCGTTCCAGGAACTGCTGGCCAGCCAGACCAGATCCTTGGATACAGCATTTACGAGAACCCTGCTGTTGCAGCTGTTGGAACTGGTAACAAGTCTGTACTGTTCGGTCACCTACCTTCATACAAGGTTCGTATCGCTGGCGGTATTGACATTGCACAGTCACCTGACTATGCGTTCAACCAGGATGTAACAACTTTCCGTGTGAAGATGCGTGTGGATGGTAACCTAACCCACGCAAGCCACGTCAAGTACTTCAAGGGTGCAGCAAGCTAATCCCCTGAGTTAAACTGAAAGCCCCTCTAGTGTGCGTAGGCACTAGGGGGGTTTTCTTATGCTAGTCTAGTTGAACCTACGAAAAAAAGGAAATTAAATGGGAAAATTAAAGGGCGTTGTATCTGTCCTATCTAACAGTCCGTATCTACCAACTGGTTATGGTGTTCAAGCAGGTTATCTTGTTGATCGGTTGAAGCGTAGTGGCGTTGACGTTGCTGCTTTATCTAACTTTGGTTTAGAGGGAACTAACAGCACTCTACAAACCCCTTATGGTGAGATACCTCATTATGCTCGTGGCTTTGAAGGCTACAGCAATGATGTTATTGCTATGCATCATGCACATCACACGGCTCAGGCCGCTAAGGGGTCTAAAACAGCTTTAAATGACGTGCTACTGACCTTGTATGACGTATGGGTATTCAAGGGCAAAGCTTTTGATAATGTTCGTCAAATCGTTTCTTGGACTCCACTAGACCACATCACTATTCCACCTTCTGTGTTGGCGTGGCTAAAGAGATCTAACGTGTTACCTATCGCTATGAGTCCGCATGGTGTCCGTCAGATGCAGGAAGCTGGCTTGGAGTGCGAGTATGTTCCTCACTCTGTAGATACTAAGGTTATGAAGCCTACCGCTACTGTGAATGGTGTGGCTACCCGAAAGTTTATGGGTGTCGGTGAAGATGACTTTGTTGTTGGTATGAACGCAGCTAATAAGGCTGGTGGTTTGATTCACCGTAAAGCATTTGCCGAGAACCTTATGGCTTTCAGTATTTTCGCTAAGGATAAGCCTGATGCGAAACTGTATTTACACACAGACCCTTTTGGTGCTGCTGGTGGCTGGAATCTATTTACTTTATGTGAATCGCTAAGCATCAACCCTGAGCAAGTGTTCTTCCCAGACATTGCTGACTACCGCTACGGCATTAGTCAAGAAGTGTTAGCTGCTTTTTATACTGCAATGGATGTAATGCTTACCCCATCTTTCGGTGAAGGATTTGGTGTTCCAACTATTGAAGCACAGGCCTGTGGGACAAGGGTGATCGGTTCTAACTGGGCAGCAACGCCAGACCTAGTATCTGAGGACTCTTGGCTTGTAGATGGTCAACCAGCTTGGGATGCAGGTCAGAACGCTTGGTGGCAGACACCATCAATCCCGTCAATCGTAAACGCTTTAGAAGAAGCGTACAAGGTTCGTGGCACACGCTCACAGAAGAGCATAGACTTCGTAAAGCAGTTTGATGTGGAAACTGTGTGGGCTGAATACTGGCTACCTTTGTGGAAGAAACTTCTGGGATGATCCCCGTCTTAGGTTTCCTAACATTAAAGCGTTTTGACTTAGCGGACAGGCTACTGGCAAGTATTGACTATCCTGTGGAAGATCTAGTTATTGTAGATAACTCTGGCAAGCAGGAATACAACCCTGTCAAACCTGAATTGGTTAAGCGTATGTGGCTTATACGACTACCACACGGATTGGGCTATGGCGGTGGGTTAAACCTTATCGTCAAGTCCACTCCCTTTGCTCCGTACTGGGTTTTGCTGAATGATGACTCGGTGCTTGCTCCTGGTGCGTTGCAGAAGATCAGCCAAGAAGCAGACCCTGACACAATCAATTTCCTAAGCATTATGCCTAAGTGGAGTGGCTTTGTGTTGGGTGAAAAGGTTGTAAGAGATGTGGGGCTATTTGATGAGCGTTTCCACCCTATCTACTTTGAAGATAACGACTATGAACGTAGGATAATCAACGCTGGATTTGAAGCCAAATTTATCCACGCTGTTTTA